TGTGTTAAAACTATCTTCAATACCTATAGTATCACCTTCAGCAATAGCGGTAATTAAGTCTATAATTGATTCTTTAATCATTGTTGATTTCCTTGATCTTCTGGTTCTGGTTTAGGTTCTGATGCTATTTGTTTTTTAATATCTTTAATATCTGTATCAGATTGTTGTAAGACATTCTTACAAATCCATTCTTGTGAATAATAAGTACCCACATACATTGAAATTTGTTGCAGAGTAGCCAATCTACTCATTAATATTTCATTTTCTTTTAATTCAGTAAAATAATTATCTTTTTGAAAATCAAAGAAAATATTAGGTTTAATATCAGACCATTCGTCTTCTCTGATAATACCTTTTGATATTAATTGTATTCTGAGAGCATCAGATAATAGATTTGAAAATTTCTTTCTTAATCTAGATACGAATTTATTAAATTTTACTTCTTCTCTTGTAATTTCAGTAGAACGTCCAATACTAAAACCTTGTGTTGGTTGAAGTCTTCCTAAAGGCACATTTAAAGATTGGAACAATTTATTTTGAAAATATTGAATATCTTCAATTTGTCCCAGTGTTTGACCTCCTGGAAGTGTAGTAATTTCTGTACCCTTACCACCTTCTCTTCTTGGCATCCAGAAATCTTCCATCATAGATAGATGTTTTCTGTCGTTTCTCACTTCGCCCGTAGTAGCATCATAAACAATCTTATTACGAAATTTATTCATAATATCGTTTACATACTGCTCGGCTTTTAACTTTGGTAAATTACCCACATCAACATAGAAAATTCTACGTTCTGGCGCTCTTGATATTCGATAAATTACAACAGCATCCTCAATCATTTTTAACTGATTTGTTGGCTTAACTGCTTTATGGAGATGACCTAAAGTCATACCCGAATTAGGGTCTATTAAACCTGATGGGCAATAGATAACCGAATCTGTTGTTAGTTTAATACCTTGTGTCGTTTGTTCGCTAATTCCTTTATCGTTGTATAGGTAGTATTCATCTACACCCATAACAACATCAATTCCTTTATCATTTCTTTGTTTCTTTACATTTTTAATCTTGCGAATCTTTCTTGGGTCTATTTTTCTTAATTCCACAATACCATTTTTGATATTAGATGGATCAATCAATGCTTGATAATAAACTCGGCCGTCAATATACCACTGACGAAAGATATCAGGACCAAATTCTTCAAAATCTAAAAGCCGAAGAACTTCTTCAAATTCTTCGGTAATCTTAGTTTTTATTGCGTCAGATAATTTAAGATTATCCAACTTTATTTCAATAGATTTATCATCCTCACAAACAATCGTTTCATTCACTATATCAGCAATAGCCGAATCACAATCTGAATATTGAGCAACTTCTCGGTATCTTCGTATAAGATCATTCTCGTTTTTAACGATAGAATCCATATCAAGAACCATACCGTAATAATTAGCTGCTCCTGAGGCAGTAGTTATTACGGTAGAGCCATCATCTGTACTAGGCGGTACAACACTCAGAGGATTTTGTTTCTCTGGTTTCTTTTTTCCAAACTCAAGCCCGAACAAGTTCATATATTATCTCAGATTATAATTAAAGACTGAAAGGAATTGTTCCAATTGGCGTATCTATAGAAGTATTAACTCCAAAAGAACTTCCATCAGTATCAGTACCAGTATTAGAAGTAAAGTAGTTATATGTAAATTCAACTTGATATTCTTCAATTTGATTAGCACTATCAAAACTTAATTGAATATCACCAATGTTAGTAGGATATGCATCAGAAAATTTATAAACTTTAAGAGTAGCTCCATTTCTATCCAATTGATGTATTTCTAATTCGACTTGATAATCCTGCGGATTAGTTTTACCTTCAGTTGCCGAATATCTTTGAACTCCAGCTTGCCAAGTTTCAAAGGCATTACGCAAACCAAAAGAGGTATCATTGAGAATAGTTACAGACCAAGGTTGGAATGTTCTTTCCCCCGCAAAATTTACAGGTCTTCCTCTATATTGAACTTCTACATTAGCAATAGTTGAAGCTGGTAATGAAGTTGCTTTACATAAAAATTGCGCTCTTGCTCCTTCTAATGCGCCTGTGGCCACATAAGATGGAAAATGAAGGTACGCTCTAAATTGGTTGGCGCGTGTTCCACCGCCCAATAGTTGTGCTTTAAAATCTGTTATGTTTGCCATTTATATTCCTTAATATTTTTACTTTATTTATTTATATACCTAAAAAGGGCTAGCTGTTAAGAACTAGCCCTTTTTTATTTAACCACCTACGGTCGAAAAGTCTACACCTGTTCTTGTAGCAATGAAATTTAAAGTAATAAAATTAATCGATCTAGCAGGTTTTAGGTAAATATCCCCGACAAATTCATTTCTATCAATAACTTCGCCTGTATTATTTGTTTGATCACAAACAACTTTAAAATCTGTTAAACCTCTACGACCTTTAACATCCCGTAAAAATGGTTCTACTATATTTTTAAATTGGGCTCTTGTAAATGCATCATTGAATTCAAACAGTTGATATTTAGATGCCAATGAAATTGCTTTTTCAAGTACAATAAAAAGTCTTCTAACATTAATACGATCAAACGCAGAAGGTTTAGCTAGTAAAGTTTTATCTCCGTATAATATAACGCCTTGTCCTGGGAATGAAACAACTGGATTAACTCCGTTCATGTATAGAGCATCACGATCAGATTTTGTTGGAGTAACTGCTAACTTAACAACATTTTTAATTTGACCTCTATTAAATCCTGCAGGAGACCACCAAGCGTCATTTGTATAATCTGTTCTTGCTGTTAAACCAGCAATATCCCCATTTAAAGGAACCCATCGATAAACATCATTATAACGGTCATATTGATATTTATATCCGGTATCCATAAAGCCGTACGAGGATGAAGTCACGGCATTTCTATAGACGGCAATAGCATCTGTTGCGGTTGATCCATAACCAGTAATAACTGCAGCAGAAGCATTATCTTGAGGAGATACAAACACAACACAATCTTTGCGAACTTCGGCAATATTTTGAATTACATAGTTTGCAGTAACTGAAGTTGCTTTACCAATAGGAAGTAAACTAATGTCATATTGACCATCATCTAGATATAAAATCCAAGCAGCTTGAGCAAAAGCACCAGTAGTATCTGTGTAATCATCTACAGCACCTGCTAGTGAAGTTTGCATACCACCTACTAATGATTTAAAAGTGCTACCAGCAGCAACTGTTCCCCAAGCTGTAGTACCAGTTACATTAGTTGTATGACGCATCCACCAAATATATTTTGATGTGTTATTTATAACATCCTTATAAAAGTTATTAGTACCATCATATTTTTTGGCATCAGATGCTTTAGATACAAACGCAAATTTTTCTAAAATACTACCTGCACTGCCAGTAAATGCTCCATCTTCATCAATTACGATTACATGAAGTTCGTCATTTGTAGCATTAGCAAGCGCAGCATAAGAAGAAGTGCCAGGAACTGAATCAAACTGATGATAATATGCCCAATCGGCTTTACAACCTGTAGCGTTACTTAAAGCAACTGAGGCGGTTGTAATAGTTGCGGCAACATCGGATGCTATAGCTGTTACAGTACCAACAACAAGCCCAGCAGAATTCTTAAGAATAGCTCCAATATGCAATTCAGTTAAAAAAGCTGAACCCGTAGCAGTTAAAGCTGTATCACCTGTAACAGTATAAGCAGTACCAGTTAATACTTTGTCTTTAAAAGTAGCTGAATCAGCAAAAGAAACTTTTAAAGAGTTTCCTAATGTACCAACATATTTTGCGGTCCAATCAACAGTATTTGCAGCGCCTATAAAATTGGTGTTATAATCAGTAATGTTTTTTATTTTTACAGCAGTACCTGTTACCAAAGGAGATGTATTACCTACAGCATTCTTGCCTGCGGTAGAATCCGTTCTAGTAATATACATTCCACTAGAATATGATAAAAAATTGGCTGCCGTGAAAAAAGATTCAAAGTTATTTGCGCTTGGTTTGCCAAACATTGAAACCAAATCATTTTCAGATGATAGTCTAGTTGGATATAATATAGGACCCCATTGAAAGGCGCCGGCAAAGGCACCCATAGAAGAGGATACCGCTGGAACGATAGATGTAAAGTCTTTTTCTACGACTGTTACACCTGGACTAAGTGCGTATGCCATGTTTTTTCCTTATGTTATATTATTGGTGATATTTTGAATCATTGTATGATTCATTACTGTTACTATTTAGTATTTTATAAATGTCGCTAGAAATTTAATAATGGTATTTCATCAGATTCATTACCATCATCATAAAATCCGAAAGGTGTCAATTCTTCTTCAATTGTCATCATCTGGCTTTCATACATCATTTTTCTCAGATTTACATTATTTAGTTCTTTGAAATATTGTTGTGTTGTTAGCCAAGCAAATATTACTAAGCCCATAACCAAATCATCGTGGTATGAATCGTCTGCCGCGTAAGAATCTCCTATCTCAATAAATGTGGATAACTCATTAATAGTATCAGCATCCCTAAGCAATAACTTATTTTCCATTATCAAAGATTTTAAATTTGTACACCCGATTCTTTTTACTTTCTTATCTGTATTCACTCCTAATTGTGGTTTAGTACCAAATCCCCCACCTACTATTTGACCCTTATTTAAACCTTTCATAGATTTATTAACTAACATTATATTTTCATATTCAAGTTCATAATGGAGAATATGCGGAACCTGTTCCGATACATTTATTTCAATCAGAGCATACGCATTATTAAATTCCCTTCCTATTTTATATATAATATTAGGAAATAACAAAGGAGCAATAGTATTATTTCTATACTTGGCAACTTGTCTATACGGTAAATCTGATATATCTAATACCTGAATAATAGAATAATCTCCACCTATACCTTTAGCAATATCAACAGTCATTACATAAGTACGACCTTTAGTAGGTCTTTCAAATACATCTAAATTTTCATTTGTATAAAGCGGAGTTGAGGCTGATAATTTAGCTAAATGATCTCCAGGAATAAGTGAATAACTACTACCTATAAACGAACATAAAATCTCCTGAGAAAACTTTACTTCTCCTAAGAGTTCTCGCTGTTGATTTGCCCATTCTTCGTCCCTATCAGGGTGTTCGCTGTAATCAACTCTAATAGGTATAAATCCATTTATATTTCTTTCAGCCTCATCCCAAAATCTAAAGAAGTGATTATATCCTAAAGGAGTTGAGGTTAAAACTATTTTTGATGTTTTACCCGCAGATATAGTTGGATATGTTGCTGTGAAAAAAGCATCTGCTACAGAGTTTGGAATTATTGAAACCTCATCAACATATAAGAAGTTTACCGATCTGCCACGAATACCTGATGATGAGGTTGAACCAGTGAAAACCTTAGACCCATTCTCTAATTCCACATCACCTTTATTATATGTTTTTACACCTTGCTGAAGAAATACAGGTAAACTTTCAAACATATTTTGATAACGAGACATAATCTCCCTAGCGGCATTGGCTTTATTAGCTAGGATAGCCACAGTTTTACTAGAGTTGAAAATACTATAATGAAGAATGTACGCGGCAACCACTTGCGTTTTACCGCTTTGTCTGGGTTGCATTGATATCACACGATTATTATCGTGTATAGCGATAATAAATCTTTTCTGATAATTAAATAATATAAAAGGTATCAACCCCAAGTCTAATGAAATAATCTTACAATATTTTTCTATAAAATATATAGGATCATCTTTACATTTGATATATTCTTGTATCTGCTCTGGTGTATATTGAACCGGTACACCTATAGCCTTAAGATTAGCGTTATTGTTATAAAATAATCCCATTACAAAAATCTCACTTATTTTTATATTTAATTGATATTTCTCTTGACTTTACTTGACAAGAGTGTATAATGACTATGTAGACTATGAAAATGATTACATTATCTATAAATCTTCTAACCAACTTTCACTTGTTACTGTGTTAGTTGTTGTATCACCTATAGCATTATATTCAGCATAAGGTAACAAAGAATCACTATCGTTTATGTTAGCGAATACCTTAGTAATAACCTTACGAGTAGAAACAGGACCAAACAAATTAATTTTTAATGTAAAATTAAGTGTATGCGTGACAAATCTCCTAGTTTGAAAATCTCCATCATAATCATCTTGTACCGATATGCTGTTCAAAATAACAGGAACATCTTGAATAACATTCATGCTTGGAATAGCATTAATTGATAATGTGTATTCAGGAGTGAATATAGGCAATATCTGTTCTATTATTTGTAGCGCATCCTCTTGGGTTTTTGTCAAGACATACAAAGAAATATCTACATTATAAGGTATTGGCGATTGCATAGAACCATTAGTAGATTCACCTGACCCACAAGTTATTTTTTGCATTCTATTAGTCTTCCTTGCGGAATCATAACTATAGTTTGTAATTTCAAAGGACAATCTAGGCAAAGATGTATATGTATGATTCTCTAATGTTGGGTCAGAATCAATACGAACTAACCACTTTTCCTTAGGAGCATATGCCAACGGTATTTGTAATGTTTGTATTACTGTGCCTGTAACGGAATCTGTTTGCCTACGTTCTATTTTAATATCAGAAAATAAAGCCCCAAATGCGGTAATTGTCTTTTTTATGATACCGTGATAATACGGAGATTGATTTAACATTATAAAGGATCTCCAAAAATATTATTTGTAGCAAGAATAATAGTTGAGGCCTTATCTTGAAGCGTATTATTATCACCATAGGAATCTATTTTATCAATATCAACATTCACTATAGCTGTACCTGAGGCTAAAGTACCTGTTCCTACAATTTGAATAGATGGTATTGCTGTATAACCTGTGCCACCATTAGTTACATCAATTCTTATAACCTTATTTGATGTAGTTCCTGTTCCTAATATAGCGATAGCTGTAGCTCCTAAACCTTCTCTTGGGTTGCTAATTATAGACACCGTAGGAGGAATTGTATAGCCTGAACCTTGATTAGTAACATTAATAGAAGTGACTGTACCGTAGGCACTATCAGCGATATCAGTAGAGAATGTTTTTAAAGATTCAAAAATATCTACCTCCTCAAGGCCTGTTTCAATCCTTTCTGAGGCATATTGGAACAATTCTACTTGAAGTTTATAAACATAGAGTTTACCTAATTGATAGAATGGATCCTGATGTTGAACAAATTTTATTTCAAATAGACCTTTAGACAATGGGAAATAAATCAAATCTCCCTCACACGGTCTATCAGGCAATATAGTTTTATTAGTTCTACCTACCAACTGATTCCATCGTCTTCTAGCAACAGATAACGTGGCTGATTGTTCTACCATTAATCCAAACTTCTGAATCATGAACCCACCACCTTCAAAATTATCAATATTCTCAAAATACATTTCAATAGGAAACGCATTTTCGAATTTTGACAATCTATCCTCTCCTAATATCTCGTCTTTAGACATAAGCGTTCTAGGTATATAATAGACCTCATGTCCATAGATTTTCATAGACTCTATGATGATATCTTCTATTGTTAATTGCTCGTTAGAAGTCCCTTGAGTAAAATAAGGATTGACTGTATTAATCATAATTATCCCATAAACCAGTCTAATACACCAGATTTAGTCAACAGTTCATCTTCTAGGTCTTTTATTTCACCCATTGCTTCATCATATACGCCTTGCCCATCTAGAGTAACTCCTCCAGGCAATTGTAACCCACCAAATTTCTTGAGATTAGTCCCCCATTGCCTTTTAAATAATGCTGTAGTATAATGTTTTAACCATATTTCATTCCACATTCTAGGATACGATGCTGGATCTAAAGCACCATAACCATCTACCATAATAAAATCACCAATAGTAGTATCAATTTTCCATGTGATGTCTAGGTGTAATTGATTTGTAAATCTGTTGAATCTTATATTTGGTTTGGCATTTAATTCAAAATCAATCATATCAAGATGCTGCATAACAGTCTTGTAATAAATCATTGATGTTGAGGTAACATCGTATAAATCATGCAATCTCAATTGATATTGTAGATCAAACATATTCTTGGAAGACGATGCCTGTGCCATAGGAATAACTCTAGTAACACCATACATTAAATTTGGAAGAGTTATATATCTATTGTCGTATATACCAGCAAAATACGGATTAGTTGCTAAGGTAGCGGATACTAAAGAAGTAGAACCAGTAATAACCTCCCCAGCTAGAAATGTCCCAACAGTGTTAGCAATTAATAATGTATTTCCTGTAGAGGTTCTAACAGGTTCTTTTACGACTGTAGCAACAGCAAGTGATGTTGCACCTGTTACTCTATCTCCTACTATAAAAGAAGCTGCATTACCTGTTGTTAATGTCAAGGTAGAGGCAGTAATCATATATTTTGCGTAAAGTTGTTCTATACCTTCTGGATGATATAGTCTCCAATATTCTAATGCCTCATCAATTCGGTCTTCTAATTGATCGTCATCTACATTAATTTCAAGTACAGGTGCGCCCAATGCTCTTAGACAATACAGTTTTAAATCTTCTCTTGATGCTAATGCCATTTTAATTCCTTATTGTTATACTATATTTATGCTATCTAACTTACCGATATATTTTACTTCTGGATCTAATCTAGCGCAGAATTCTGAGGTTATGTCCTTGTCAATAATAGATTCATACCGTACTTCTGGATCGAGTTTAACTAAGTATTCAATAGGTTCGTCTAATACTACAGAATAATGTATTTCTTTATCAAATAGAACCCCAAATAACTTAAATATATGATCTGAAATTAAATCTATTATAAAAGATAAGGAGATAGACATAGTAGTAAAGGAGTCTATCGTTTTCTTTATAACTTTAGTAGTTTGTGTTATTACCTCAGTAGAAGCCGATAGTAATAATACTCTTAAGTAACTAAATGAAAATACAACTGTAGTAGTAACATTATAACGAATAGTCTTTAAAAATGATCTAATAAAACTCGCAGTGCCAGAACTGCTTACCAATAGTATTTTTCTAATAGATTTAATAAAATTTATAGACATATTAGATGCTACCATAATAGTTCTATTTACTCTTTTAGTAAAAGAACCAATTAAAGATGCAGATGCCTGTAAAGTTTTATATACATATTTTGTACTTATAGTAAACGCACTTGTGGTTGATCCTACAGTTTTTAAAATAGTTTTTCTTAGGGTAGTAGAATTAGTAGATGAAGCTATTAAATATAAATTTTTAATAGAAACTATTATAAAAGAACCAATACTACTAGAAGAACTTATTAAATATCTTGTTGTTAATCTAGATAAAGAAGCAACTCCAGAAACATTATAATTAATAGTTTTTAATATTTTTCTTACTAAAGAAGAAGAAACTGTAGTAGTGTCATTTCTAATAACTCTAATATTTCTAGCAAAAGTTGAAGAAACATTAGAAATTGCGGATAATAATAATAAGAATACTAAGGTAGATAATAAATTGGTCGTTGCTGTAGTTGTACTAATTATAGATTTAATTACTTTTTTGGTCGTTAAAACTGTAGCAGATATTGTAGCATTTGCGAATTTATTTATTTTTCTAATAGATGACGCTGTATTAGAAGCAGTAGATGCTACAGTTTTTAATATGCCTTTAGTCATAATACTATTTACAACAGAAGAACACATTAAGGTTAACAAGTAATAATAGTGACTAATAATATTTGCGGTTACTGTTGTTGTACCTACTATAGTTTTAAATAATGCTCTTGTAAATATCAACGTAGTTGTAGTGGTACCTGCTATGGTTACTTTAACTAGACGAATAAAACTAGAAGTAACTGTAGAAACCCCTGTTATGGCTACTTTAACTAGACGAATAAAACTAGAAGTAACTGTAGAAGCACCTATCATAGTTTTAAATAATGATCTTACAAATGATGATGCAATAGATGTTGTACCTACTATAGCTTTAAAGATATACTTAGAAGTTAAAACTGTAGCAGATATTGTAACAGTTATGAATTTGTTTACTTTTCTAATAGATGATGTTGTATTAGAAGCAGTAGAAGATACTGTTTTTAATATGCCTTTATTAAAATTTATAGTTAATGAACTAGAATTGATTATAGTTTTTCTTATATACTTAGTAAGTACCGAAGACACCGCACTAGATACTGATATAATTAAAGAGAATGTTTTATTTAAAAATACTGTAGTGTTTAGAGAAGCTGTAACGCTTATGGTTTTAAATATAACTTTAATATTAGCAGAAGTAGGAATAATAAAAGAAATCAAAGTTTTTGAAATAGCTCTTCCGAAATAAGAGTTAGCAGAAGATGTAGTAATCCACAATTTAGTGATAACCCTAGATAATATAGAATTTCCAGAGGAAGATACTGCTAAAGTTTTTCTAATTGCTCTTGTAATAACAACAGACGGAGAAGTAGATGCTATTATTACTAATAGATGAAGCACATAATCAAATAGAGACGCAGAACCTGTAGATGAACTTATGAGAGTTTTTCTTATAGATTTATAAATTAATGATGATGTATAGGAAATATTATTAATAGTTCTATTAACCATTCGTGTAATGCTAATATTTGCAGTATTAGTTATTGCTATTAGTTTTTGAATTTGTTTATTTACTATAACAGTACCTGAAGAAGTTCCTACCATAGTTCTTCTAATAGCTCTTGTGATAATAGCAGAAGGAGAAGTAGTTGCTATCATCACTAATAGATGAAGCACATAATCAAACAGATTAGCTGATACGGATGAAGTTCCTACTATAGTTCTTCTAACTGCTCTTGTAATAACAGAAGTAGGAGAAGTAGATGCTATCATCGCCAATAGATGTAAAACATAATCAAATAAAGCAGCCGTACCAGTAGATGAACTTATTAGTGTTTTTCTTATGCTTCGGATAACATTAAAGGTAGCACTAGAGGTAGAACTAGCTAGTTTAAAAATGGATCTTGAAATTGTAGAACTTGAAGTCGTAGATACTATCATCGCCAATAGATGAAGTACATAATCATATAAAGCAGCAGTACCAGTAGAAGTACCTGTTAAGGTTTTCTTTATTAATCTTACTATGCTAGAAGACATTATAGTAGAACTTATTAACAACTTTTGTAATATTCTAGTAACTGTTATATTTAATGTAGTTGTTGCTAATAAAGTTTTGTATATTGTTTTCTGTACAAAACTAGAAGTAGATGATGAACTAATTAAAGTTTTCAATGTACTTCTAATTAAATTTGCAGAAGAGTTTGCCGAATTTACAAGAATTTTAGGTATAGTTTTTATTACATTAGTAGTTACTAACGTTGCCGCAATTAAAGTTTTCAGGGTTGTTTTTGTTAAACTAGAAGCATTATTGTTTACAACTAATATAGTTTTTCTAATTGCTCTAACTAATCCTATAACAGGCGAAGTTGAACTACTTAATACCTTAAAGTAATTTCTCAGTAAAATACCAGAAGCAGTAGTAGTACCAGTTAAAGTTTTATTAACTGATCTTACAATAACTGAAGTACCTGAACTGATACCAGTTAAAGTTTTATTAGTGGTTCTTTTAATAACTGAAGTAATACTAGTTGAAGAAACTATATTTTTTATAGTAGACTTAATAAAAGTTGATGCAGGATTAATAGTACTAACGACTATTTTAAAAATATTCTTTGCTAAAAGTGATGTAATACTTGTTGAACCTATTACTATTTTATTAGTGGTTCTTTTAATAACTGAAGTAATACTAGTTGAAGAAACTATATTTTTTATAGTAGACTTAATAAAAGTTGATGCAGGATTAATAGTACTAACGACTATTTTATTAGTGGTTCTTTTAATAACTGATGTAGGAGTTGTAGAGGCTATAATTACCAATAGCCTCAGTAAAGCAGTGTATAAACTTCCGGTCGCCGAACAGGCACCAACTATAGTTTTCTTAACTAATTTAGTAAAAATAGAAGTGGGGGTTGAATTTACTAAGCTTGAAAATACGGTATAAAATGAACCTACATAAGTAGGATCCATATAATCTCCTCCGATAGTATAATCATATAGGTATGAATAAGAAGATGGCACACCTGCTATAGTTTTACCAAACCATCTAATTGACGCTGCACCAACCAAAAAGGATACTAATCTATACGCGGCAATACTTTTAGATAATGATGCAGCAGGAGTTGTAGAGGCTACAAGACTTTTAGTATATGTTACGCCGCTTTGATATACTGTTCTTAATAGTAATGACATTGATTATACTCAAATCCTTAATAAGTTTATATTATATTTATTAAGGATTTGAGTTATATCTTTTTATTCCCAATAAGAGTCTACAGATACTAATACAGAGATTACACCAGTAGTTG